GCATTAGATACAGCGTTATTAAACGTAGGTCAAGGTAAAGAAACATTTGATAGTGCAATGACTAGAATAATAAAAGATATAGGACATAGTGGTTTGAAGACATTAGACTATGAAAGCGGTAGGTCAATAAGACTTGATAGTACAATAAGAATGCATTTAAAAAGTAGATTAAGAGAATTACATAATGAAAACCAAAAAATAATAGGTGATGAGTTTGGTGCAGATGGTGTAGAAATAAGTGTTCATATGAACCCAGCAATAGACCACGAACAAGCACAAGGACACCAATTTAGTAATAAAGAATATGAAAAACTTAATCAAGGTTTAGAAGCAATGGATTATAAAGGCAAAAAGATAACATTAGACCACGATAATAAAAATGGCTACCGTCCAATTAGTGAAATGAATTGTTACCACTATGTATTTAGTATTGTTTTAGGTGCAAGTGAACCAGAATATAACGATAAACAATTACAAGACATTATAGATAAGAACAATCAAGGTTTTGAATTTGAAGGCAAACACTATAGTTTATATGATGGTGAACAATTGTTACGAAAAGTAGAATTAGAATTAAGAAAATCTAAAGACACTCAAATACTTGCTCATTCTAGTAATAATGTTGAATTAGTTGATGAAATGCAAAGCAAAATAACTCAACTAACAAGTAAATATAGAGATATACTAAAAGCAAGTGGTTTAAAAAGTAAACTTGAACGTGCTAAAGTTAGTGGCTATCGTCGTGTGAATATTGCTAAAATGAAGTAAATATGTTATAATTATATACAGAGGAAGTACCCGAATTACTTCCTCTAACACTTATTCGGGAGGTGTTATAATGAATAAGAAACATAATATGTCAAATACTAGATTATATAAAATATGGTCTTGTATGAAATATCGTTGCAATGGTAAAAAATATGCTCAATCTTATTTGTATAAAGATAGAGGCATAAAGTTATATGAACCATGGAATGATTTTAACAATTTTTATAAATGGGCAAAAGACAAATATTTTGAGGGTAGTAGTATAGATAGAATTGATACAAATGGTAACTATGAACCAAGCAATTGCAGGTTTGCTGATAAATATATTCAAGCAAATAATAAAAGAAATAATATAATTATTGAATATAAAGGTAAAAAACAAACATTAGCAGAATGGTCTAAAGAAACTGGAATAAATTATTTTTGTTTAAGAGATAGATATAAACATGGTTGGAGTGCTAAAAGAATGCTAACTGAAGAACCAATAATTGGTAAAAATCAATTCAGTTGCAAAAAGTAAATTAAAGTGGTTATAGAAAGAACATAAAATTATGTTCTTTTTTTATGATATGATATAATATAAGTGGTGATTGTATGAAAGTAGCCATTGATAAGAATAGTATTGATGCAATTAAGGTAAAAGGTAATGAATATATTTATTTGTTTGATGATGAACCTTTAAATGATTTATTAAAAACAAAATTACATTGTATTTATTATGAAAAATGCGATTACGTTGACATAAACTTAACCGATTATGATGTAGAATGCTTTAAAAAAGCAAAAATAACTGATAAAGGTTGGAATAAAGTAGAAAAGAAAGACTTTAAGATAGGTATAATTATACCAAATTATAATTATGAACACACAATAGAAAAGTGTCTAAATAGTATATTTAATCAAACATATAAAAACTACGAAATAATATTTGTAGATGATATGAGTACAGACAATAGCATAGATGTAGCACAAACAACATACCTAAAATATTGTGCAAAAGAATTAAAAGGACAACAACCTGAATGGGCAGAACTACCCAAAAACTTTAAATTGGTAAGATTACAACAAAAAAGATTAAATGGTGGTGCTAGAAATGAGGGATACTTACATTTAAGCAATGATGTTGATTATGTGTATTATGTAGACAGTGACGATTGGTTATATAGTGATGATGCATTAGAAAAAATAAACAATAAATTACAAAGTAAACCTGATGTTTTATTTGTAGGAATGGCAAGTTATAAGAATAACAAAACACAAACTTGCTTTATACCACGTTATAAGGACAAATATGACGCATTTCAAGGCTGGTCGGGTAGTTGTGGCAAAGTAATTAAAAAAACGCTAGCAACACGTCAAGAATGCCTTTATAACGAGGGTACACTAAAAGAAGATAGAAATCAACATAGAAGAATATGTATTTATATGAATGATTTTAAATTACTACAAGAGCCAGTATATGTGTGGAATCAACAAAACACAAAATCAGTAACAACAATACGTGAAAAAGTTGTATGGGGAACAAGTACAATAAGACAATATGCTGATACATTGCAATTAGCATTAAGTGTTAAAGGAAAAGACAAAGAAATAGACCGATTATTAGATAATGCGGTTAAAAAGTGTAAACAAGAAATATTAGAAGGGAAAGATAGGCAATGGTAGATAAAATTAAACTTTCAATTATTATACCTTATTTTGAAACATTTGATTTAACTGAAAGATTATTAAAAGGATTATCAGTCCAAACTACAAGAGATGTTGAAATAATTGTTATTGACGATGGATGCAATGAAAAAAGATTAGATATTTTTGATGGTTATATGGGGATTAAAATAATACATCACGAACATAACTTAGGTACTGCTAAAACAAGAAATAAAGGTATAAAAAAAGCGAAAGGCAAATATATAGGCTTTTGCGACTGCGATGATACAGTAACTATGGACTATATAGATGTATTATTAAAAGCAATAGATAAATATGATACAGAAGTTATTAATTTTAATTGGTTAGATTTAAGTGAAAATCAAGTAGTAAGAAGACCTTGTAATCCAGCAATGTGGAAAGCAATTTATAGAAATGATGTATGTCCTTTATTTAGAGAAGATTTAGAATGGGGAGAAGAAGATGTAGATTTTCAAGTAGAAGTTGGTAAAATGGAAACTACTTATTTAGATAGAGTGTTATATATTTATAATTCTAATCGTGAAGGTAGTTTATATTGGAGAAAAACACATAGATGATATATATAATAAAACATAAGCCATATAATAATCCTATACCAAATGAATATCAAGAACTATATGTAGGAGATATGTTTGATAGTAAAAAAGATAATATAAACGAATTAAATCCATATATAAATGAAGCAACAGGACTATATGATATATGGAAGAATTATGATGATGAAATAATAGGATTATGTCATTATAGAAGATTTTTTACTTGTTATAAAGAATATTTAGATATAAACCAAGCAAAAGCAATGTTAGCTGATAGCGATATAATAGTTACTAAAGATGTGCAGTTTGATAAAGGTATTTATGAACAATTAAGAAGTGAAATAGAAAATCCTGATATTTTAGATAAATACTATAACATTTTAATAGAAAAAGAACCACAATTAGAAGAATGGTTTAAATTAAAATCTTTTAGTGCAAAAGAAATGTTTGTATGTAAAAGAGAACTATTAAATAAATATTGCAAGTGGTTATTCCCTTTAATAATACCAATAACAGAGCAATTTATAGAAGAAGATGCTGATAAAGTAGTAAATAAGCGAATGATAGGACATTTAGTAGAAAGATTATTTGCATATTGGATATGGAAAAACAATTTAAGAGTTTATAAAATGGATTATATAGACTTATAAGGAGGTGAAATAATGATAAAATGTGAAGTTATTAAAGAATTTACTTTAGAAAAATTTGATGAATTAAAAAATATTCAAAGAAAAGGAATTGATACAAAAGGAAAACTATATGTAGGCGATACTTTTGAATGCTCAAAAGAAATGGCTAACTATTTAACTGGTAATAATAAAAATGGTGATGTAGTGGTAAGAATAATTGAAGTTAAACCTGAAATTAAAGAAGAAAAACCAAAAAAGAAAAAAGCAAAAAAATAAGATTTTTTCAAATATTTTGTGTTTTTAAAGACTTATGCTATAATATATATAGAGTTGGAAACAACTGCAAAAATAAACCTAACTTGCGGGTAATAAATGCAAGGGTTATACTCCAACTTAAACGAGTATAAAGAAAGGATTTTATGGAACAAGAAGTTCAAAATGTAGAAACTGAAACTACAACTACTGAAGAAGTAGAAAACAACAGTGCTGATGTTGTAGAAAAAACATTTACACAAGATGAGGTAAATGCAATTGTTAAAGAAAGACTTGCGAAAGCACAAAAAGGAATTCCTAGCAAGGAAGAATTAACAAAATACAACGAATGGAAAGAAAGCCAAAAAACTCAACAAGATAAATATGATGAGTTAGTAAAAGAAGGAACTGAAAAAGATACAACTATTTCTAATTTACAAAAAGAAAACTTAATTTTAAAAGCAGGAATTACTGATGCAGATGAAATTGAATTTATTTCTTTTAAAGTTGGTAAAATGGATGGAGATTTTGAAGAAAACTTAAAAACATATTTGGCTGAAAATCCAAAATACACAAAAAAACAAGAAACAAAAGCAACAGGTGTTGAAATTAAGCAAAACACTATTGCACAAGAAAGTGGTGTAAATGCTATTTTAAAAAGCAAACACCCAGAATTATTTGAATAAAAGAAAAGGAGAGATAATATATGGCAAATCCAATTGCTATTAATGGAACTCACAAAAGACGTGAGACTTATGCTAATGAAGTATTAGCAATGGCTAAGGCTAAAATTAATGTTTACGAAGATTTTTCAACTGATTATGAAATCGACGGAGCAACAGGAGCAATCAAAGTTCCTACAAGAGACGCAGAAGTTACAATTAGTGACTATGACGTATTAAATGGTGTTGAATTAACACAAAGTGCTACTGATTATGTAGACTTACCAGTAGACAAAAACTA